GGATTCCATGGAAAGCAAATGTATATCCGATATCAACATCGTCTATTCCGTGGAGAGAACATGCTTGTTTCTTATTTGCAAGGAGAAGTTGACATACATCAGGCGACATGAAAATACCTGCTCCGGAAATATACGGCCATCCAACATTGGTGTTTACAACACCTCCGTAAAATCCCGATGTAGGAGCATTCGCAAGATAGGCGAGTACCTGGGGAAACTTCCATACGGATGATAAGTTTGTCCGAATGATAAAGTCATACGATCGACGCGACAAGAAGTACTCAAGGGCTTGTATTGTCTTATGTAATATCTTCTTAAACGATTCTGTTCCTCGCATTGTAAGGGTGTCTTGTGAGCAGTATGTTTCGAGCTCAAATGGGGTCGACTCTATGAAATAACAGTCAATTGATGAGTGTGATTTCATATAGGTTCTCCAAATACCTTTATGTTCATGATGGACTTGTTCATTGGAACTTGCTATAACAAGCATGAGTACCTTCATTTGATTACTCCATAGGTTTTCCGGCTTGACGAACTACCATCTTCATATCGTACTCAATAGGTTTAAAATAGTTCTGCACAACGTCTTCCACATCTTCCTTGTCAAAGGCCTTACATGAGAAGACATCCAAGTACATATCGTTTGTTTCTTCTACAAAATGGCATGTAATATTTGATGTCTCGATTAACTGGACAAGTGTATATCCTTTTTTGTTTCCAGTTCCAAACATTACAACCCTAGGTTTCCCATACGGAACCATATCAATTTTATTGACTAAGTCATGGCTGAAACACTGTATCAACTTCTTTGAACGAATTGTACTCGGGATACACTTATGAGCATTGAGGATCAAGTGATGCCCCCAAGACTGCATTTATAACTATGGTACTTAGTTGCTGTAAGCGAGTCCACCCATACCACTCATGATACGGAAGATGTTGTAGTTCACTGCATAGATACGGAAGTTGTATGGGAACAACTTACTTGGGAATGTTCCGGCTGCTCCAGTCGTGATACTGTCATACACTAACGTGGCACTGTCAATGCGAGAGAAGTTACAGGTTCCACTGGGCTGGTGTTCCTCGGGCTGGATAGCAAAGGAATATACGTTGATAGGACTGTTTTGTCCAAGAATCAGGCCATCTGTTGCAGCCCCTGTATCTGAAGTATTCACAACTGCCCTGGATACGGGACCAAAGGCACCTCCGGTATGATGTTGGTATCTCTGAACCTTCCAGAAATAATCACCAAATCTCTCATCAAATCGATCCTGTCCATTGATCTGAATCTTAGCCCGATCCACAATGTCATTATATGTGAAGGGGCTTGTGAAACCGTTTGTCGTAGTGATAGATGACCCGCAATCTACATGTCGCTCATCTTGGAATACCCAAATCAATTCCTTGACGGGATGATTCAGTGTCAGATCAAGACGTCCTTGTGCTGTAGTAATTTGCTGTTGACCCGTGTACTGAAGCTGGTCAATCAGATACTCATGACTCTCCTGTGCGAATCTCCTACGCTCATCGACATCAAGATAGACATAATCAATATACAATGCCATGTCTTTCACCTGGGGCAGGTTGGCTGCTGCTTGAGACACAGATGCCCATTGACCCTTGGTGACAAGATCCGTTGCATCAGCCAATGTGATATTGAATCGAACCTCATGGTACTGAAGTGCGATCAAAGGCAAAGCAAGACCGGGATTACGGTTGAACCAGAACTGAAGAGGCACATACAGAACATTGGGGCGTCCGTGACATGTGTCGATGCTTGATGTTGCTCCACCCAGTGTAGGGTTATTTCCTCCTAGCATCTGATCTAACTTGACAGATGTATCAAAATTAGCTGTCAACGATTCCCATAGGTGCAACCACTCTCCATAGTGACGATCAATGATCTGACCACCGATCTCAATATCAATTTGTTTGAGCAACAAATATCCTAGCCGACGCATGGCACCTCCCGTCCAAAGAACATCGTATGTCTTTCCAGTTTTTAGGAAGGTAGTCTCTGGGAGTGTGATCTCTACGTATGTCTTCCATACAAGATCTGCGTTACGATTGACCACTGCAACTACACGCTGGCCATAAATAGGAGACCCTGTAAAATTGACACGGAATGCCTCCATGGCAAAGTTGGTATGGCGCTTGTACAGCACCTTCCAAAAGGTAATGTGTGGATTTCCTGTGATATAGGCATCTTGAGCACCATAGGCGACGAGCTGTAAGAGACCACCACCCATTTGTGTTTATACTTCGGAAGGATAAAATCTATTGTCTACGCAATGAAACTATCTGGCAAGTTTAGCCGATGTGTACAATCTGTTCGAAGGACGATTAAGGCACGAAAGGGAAGTACCAAGGAGTCTGCCGCAATTGGTATCTGTACAAAGTCTGTTCTTCACACACGAGGGCGGACTCTCAAACGATACTCACGAAAGAGATTGGTCACACAGAAAAAGATGAAGGGAGGCGATGATCCAATCATTCGTGCGTTGAACAAAATAGAAATTATAGAGGGGGGCATCATCAATCGTCCAGGGGTGTTTAAGCGTAGCACTGAAACAGTACAGCCACATTTCAAACTCACGGATACGACCGCACGTGAAACTCTGCGAAGTCTCTTATCACGCCCAGAATTGAACTCAGAAGACAAGGCTATGCTTCGTGGACTCGTTACAAACGGTCACTATGAATACGAGGTTCTTGATGATGACTATACACCTGACTTCTATCGCATGCAACTAGACAATATAAAAAGAGTGATGGTTCCTATTCTCTCTGCCCAAACAAGCTCGCTGAAATCCAAGTCGTCTATGTCTGGACTCCTAGGGCTTCCTTCGCGGCCATCTGTTCCGCCTTCTTCCGCGTAGATCCATGTCCAAATGCTAAACGACTTCCATCAGGATCACATACTACTACACGTATCTCATTCTTCTTTGGATCGTTTGCTATCATTTCATAGACAGGTGTTACCTTCTTCTCACGCTGATAGTGCTTTTGAAACAGATCCTTGTAGTTTGTTGTCTCATGAACAGTTTCCTCGATATCTAAGTATGCCTCCATGACAGAGGTGACAAAGCTATTGACAATATGGAATCGATTTCCACAATCCGTCCATAATGCTCCAATGAATGCCTCAAAGATATCTCCAAGTTTCTTTGTGTTGTTCCGGCCGTTGATAGCAATACAGTCCTCATTATGACGACTTATCACATAGAATACATCTAATCCGATCTTCTTAGAAAGTTCACCTATACATTCGTTATTGACTAGCATCTTTCGGGCATCTGTTAGAAAGCCCTGTTTTCGCTGAGGATACTTTTTGCGAAGGTATGTTGCAACACATACGCCCAACACAGAGTCCCCTTCAAACTCCAGACATTCATATGATTCATCTTGTAAAGGCATAGTCCCCGGCGGGCATAGTGCCAATTGTGCTAGACTGCCATCTGGACTTGTATAGTCTATTCTTCGTACATAGGTTGTATGAACCATAGCAGTCTGAAACACACGTGGGTTGCTCACTCTGTAATGAGGCAATCCATGTTTGTGAAGTATCGTGTGAATGTCTTTTTCGGTGAAAGAACGATTCGCAGGATTATAGGGGCAGTATAGTTCCATTGTTGTGTTGATATATTATCCTACTGGCGTCCGTTTTAATAGAACTGTGGGAACGCCATGCGCAGACCCACGTACACAGCGCCAAAGACGACGGCATGTGTCACAACCTGGATGAGGTGAGATTGTCCTGGAGGAAGGGACAGCAAGACACCGGGGGACAGAAGGATGAAAAGAAGCACGGGGACAAAAATATTAGCATCAATCATTTGTCTATAGGACATGTAAAATTATCTCTGGGAAACATCATAACTTAATGGTGAAAATTTCAGCTGCTATCACTGCTCGTGTCTTACATACACATCGTGGAATGACTCCCTATATTACACGAATTCATACAGGATTTATGGTAGAACGGAGTATTCAAGCAGTGGAAGACGATATCAAACAAATGCAAGAGATGCTACAAGAACTCCGAATAGCACTCGCAACGCCCCTCAAAACGGAATCATATCCGTCGATACAAATGAAATAGTACAATGGAACTCCCTATTACAGAAGATACATTGATTAGCTTCTCGCAGCATGCCTTGGACACAAGAAGACAATCACTCTCCGAGTTTGTGCTAACAGGTATTCGCGATCCAATGGACATCGTCCAATGTTTGTCGTCTGAAATCAACGATAGTATTCATAAAAAAAACGGCCGTATGTACTTTAATTACACCTTAAAGACTTTACCACAGATATACACCATGTTTGGTGATGTAGACAATGAAGTACTCGGACTTATGTATGACTATATGAAGAACTTCCCAGGTGCATCTGTCTCTATTGATGTCACACAAAGAGGTTCGCATAACGAATGTATATCTTGTAAGATTGTTATTCGGTTTGCTCTCCCATGGCTTTCAGCTCAAACGAATACTCATCCGCGATAAGAGTCCTCTCATGACGCCTCACAATCTCCTTCATAACATCTTCTCCATGCTCGGGTAGAATGTCTTTTAGATAGACCTCTAATTGTTTCTTGGAAAGACCCCAACCCTTTTTCCATTGACCTGGCTTTTTCACAATAAACACCATCTTTGACTTGTCAAGATCAATCTTGTCGGGTAATGTATGTGCCGATTCATTATAGACGGCGATTAAATCCATCTCTATAGAGCGTCGATCATCGCGAGCATCCTTTGCTTGTCCATTGATATCCATCAAACGCTTGCTAATGCCGACGTACTGTGCGAGAACGGACTTTAGTGTATCCATTGTATGCTTTCCGTCTTCTTGTCCGATGAGTATTCGTTTTCCCTCGAACGCGACGAGTCTTCCTTTTTCCACCAAATTTGTTCTTCCTAGTATCATACCGACTCATATTCTGCGACCTCATAGTAGCTTTCGCTTGATTCATCATATTTCCAGTATACTCACGGGCAGCATCACGTGCTGCCCTATTTGACGTATACATGGGGTCTTCATGCTGAAATACCGAACATGATAGGTCATAGA